TATTGGATAACAATATTCCAGGTAAATACAACTACAGGGTGAAGCTTTATAGTTTTACTACAGTGTTGTAATTTAAAAGACAACGGGGGCTTAAGTGCAGGTAACTTATGCCCCCGTTTTTTATATATTAATATAAGGTGTAAGGTTGTAATCCTCTTATACGTTTGTAAAAGGTTGTCTTTTGTAACGCAAGAGACTGTCCTTAACCATTTAATAGATATCCTTTAGTCAGGCAAAATGCACTTTGCAGATTTTTATAATAATAATCTGTGAAACATGCCGGGGCAGCAGCGTCTACCATGTTTGCATTATTATAACCAGCAAGTTCCTTTTTTATGTAGCCCTTTTCTTTTTTGGGTATTGCGCTTGATATTTTTGGCGTTTATGTGAATATAAGTAAATAGTTGAGAAAAGTGATGGCTTGAACATGCTGTTGCTGTATAAGAAAACTCCCTGAAAGCTTCAGTTCTTTAGCTTCAGGGAGTCCTCTCTGTGATTCCGTTGGAACTTGTATTGTTTGCGTATCTTGTTGCTGTTCAGTAATATATGCTCAATATGAATTATATGGTAGAACATAGGTAGAACGTGTGCTTATATAACCGTTACTTATAAGCTCTTCCTATGCGTTTACCTGTCACCCATCCGTCACCAATTTGACAGTCCTTTACATCTACAATATAGACTCCTTTTATGTCAAGTCCTTCCTTTTCAGCATCTTCAAGGTAGGTTTCAGCATATTTGTCAAAGTTTGCCCCTGGATAAGCATCTACGGAAAGAACGAGAAAATTAGCATCCGTCAATTCTCCACCATATATATTAATCTTAGCATCAACAAGTTTTTTGATGTATCTTTCAGAAAGTTCTTTCTGTCCTGGTGTGGGCTTGCTATTTCCGCAGCTCCAGATCAAAGCAACCAAAAACAATAACAGTAAACATTTGCTTTTCATTATAGACCTCCTTTTATTTAGAGCCTTTTCATACATCCAAGGACTTGGAAAATATGTTCTATCATATCTTTGGGAAGTTCCTGAATACCGTATTCAGGAGATTTATTTGTAGGAACGAGTGTGTAACATTTCGGGTCATTTGATGGACCAAGTCTTTTAATTGTTCTCATTCCATTGGTTGTTACTATCGCATACACTTCTCCCAATGGTAGAAAAGACTTGTCTTCAATTTTTTTCAATGCTATAATATCCCCATGTGTAATTTCTGGTTCCATGGAATGTCCTGTAACGTTACACCAACATGTAGCTTCATTGTATTTCCTGAAGTCAATCAAATATTCAGGACTGATTGTCTGGTCATTAAGTACAATGTCGAATCCACCTATAAAATCGACATTATAATATGGTACACCTTTCGTGTAACTTATTTGTGGTGTTGTACCCCTATTATTTAAACCTGAAGCTAAATCTGATACTTTAAATTTATCCACAGAGGCGACATCGAAACGTGCGCATAATTTTTTGTACTGCTCTGGCTCTAAATCTCTCATAGATTTTTCCATTCCAGATATATTCGCTTGTCCACATTCAAGAATATCAGCAATATTCTTTTGAGTTAGGCCGAATGCTTGTCTAAATCCTTTTAAATCATACATATCTAATAATATTATCAGGCAAAATGTTAAACAAAACTAATATCAGTAATATTTTTATTTAATATCATTGATATATCAGCAATATTAATTATCTTTGCATCAGAATTAAAGAAACACTGATATTTATTTGCAAATATACATAAATAAAATAATAAATACAATGGCACAGAAAGAAAAAATAAAACTACGCAGAGGGTGCATGAAGAAGCTGATAGCTGACTGTCAGTGCGCACCAAACACCGTGATGATGGCTCTGGCATACATAACAGACACAGACCTCGCCGAACGCATACGCAAGACAGCTTATGAGAAGGGCTATGTAAGTGAGATTTAAAGCAATTAAAAAGCACGATTATGAAAAGAAATATATTACACGATATTATGAGCCTTGCATGGCAATTTGTAAAACGAAATGGCTTTACAATGAGCGAGGCATTGAAGCTGGCTTGGGCTAATATGAAGCTTAAAGTGGCAATGAAGCAGAGAATCGTAAAATTCTACTTTCAGAAAGTTGACGGTTCTATACGTGAAGCATACGGTACGCTGAAAGAAAATCTAATACCAGCTACCAGTGGCGACAACCGTAAACGAAATGATACTGTACAAGTTTATTTCGATACAGAGAAACAAGAGTACAGGTGTTTTAAGAAAGCAAATTTAATCTCAATCTGTATGTGATATGACAAGGACTGAAGCGCGCATGATAGCTGAAGAACTGTTCAGGCTCTTTGAGAAGAACGGATTCAAGCCGCAGATGATAGCCCCAGAGCGGTATCTGACTGCAAAAGAGGCGGCTAAACTGTTGGGCATGCCGCTGAACACGCTGTACAAAAAGGTTGCTGAGATACCTCATGTAAAGCAAGGTAAGCGGCATGTGTTCAAAGAAAGTGCGCTTCGTGAGTGGATGGATAATTATCATGGTGCCGGGACGGTTTGAGACCGGTAACACGCAGCGAGAGCGGCGGCACCACACGTGACAGGTGTTCTTTGACATCGAGGATACGAAAGCGAAGCAGACGGCGAGACTAACAATCCATGACCCGTATGCGAGGACGCGAGTAGGGCTATATACAACAAAACGCAATAAAGCCAAAATCATAAGCAGGTGCGACTGAAAAAATAGGTATCGCATAGGGCAACTAACTGCTTATGTGTTTACATGAGTAAACTTTTGAAGAACCAAAGATGAGGCTAAATGCTACGCAATATGTCCATCCTGACGGAAAAGGTTATAAAGGGTGCGGTTTGGGCGACCGTTTTGGCTGATGCCTTATTCAATCTATATCCCTGCGCTGTCCTTTGAGACTGCGGTTGAACCGGGCGCACGGGGCAAATTAATGTTAGTAACCATGTGGTGAAAAACCACTGAATGTTATCACTTTTTGTTTTTCTTAGTATTCACAACCCGCTCATGTCGTGAGATACGGCGGTAGTTTAATAAACGATGTAATATGAAGAAACTTTCAATCTTTCTGCTTATTGCGACAATGCCGCATGCAGTAATCACAGCCGATGCCACCGCATTTGTAGTGGCGTTTTTATTTTTTAGCCACACTTGTGGTAAAGATGTTATTAAGTTCTGGAACAATATAATATCAAAATAATTATGAAACTGACAGATGATGATTATAGGTCTTTAGCTGTTCAGTGTGCAACACAAGACTACGGTCGTATTGACCGAAATGACGAAATGGTTTACGTCAGCATGGACGTGTATGTAGACTATGGTAAACACGAAAAGGACCTTACTGGAGGCCATATACCCAATTATGCTGAATGTAGTGTTATTGATGTGGACTTCGACACCTCAGACGGTTCTGAGGTGGAAGTTGACACAGCACGCTTGGAAGAAGAAACATACAACATTTTAATGCAATACTAACTAAAATTTTTGGATTATGTCACTTATTAAGAAATCAAACGAATTAGTAATCCCGTCAACAGTAAAAATGATGATATACGGTCAAGCTGGTATGGGAAAAGCCCAACCTTTGTATTGTCAAGTATTAACCCCACATGGGTACAAAAAACTTGCTGATATTTCAATCGGCGATAAGGTAATGGGTAAGGATGGAAAAATTCAAGAAGTTATTGGTGTATATCCGCAAGGTGTTCGACCTGTGTATAAAGTAACAACAAATGATGGGGCTATTACCTATTGTGATGAAGAACATATTTGGAATGTTCGTGCAAGTTCTGGTAACAGTAGAAAAGCAGGTTTTAAAAATCTGACCTTAAAAGAAATGTTATCAAAAGGAATTGTCTGTAAACAGACTCCAAGAGAGGAACGTACTGGAAGAAAGGCGATGCCACGATTTGAAATCCCAGTGGCGGATGCTATGGATTTTCCAGAACGGGAATATGAAGTCAGTCCTTACATTCTTGGTGTTCTTATAGGCGATGGTTCTTTGACCGGAAGCGTTGCATTATTTTCAAATCCTGATATGGACAACCAAATCGCAGAAACGGTAAAAGACGTATTGCCATGCGAATATGAGTTAAAAAAGAACGATGCTCCAAATTGTCCTCAGTATGGTATTGTACGCAAAGGAGATGGAGAAGGATACATTCAGCGTTTAAAGCGTTTGGAATTGGATGTAAAGTCAGGTGATAAATTCATCCCTGATATTTATAAATACGGAAGCAAGAACCAACGTCTTTCTTTATTGCGTGGCTTAATGGATACCGATGGCTTTGCCTGCAAGAACAGGATTTATTTTTCAACCAGCAGTAAAATATTGGCCTACGATGTAGTAGAGCTTGTAAACTCTCTTGGTGGAATTGCTAATGTTCATGTCTACGAAAGAGAGGATAAAAGTGACGAGTACAGAGTAAGCATGAGAATTAAAATATGTCCATTTTCTTTGTGAAGAAAAGCCGCTCAATGGAACGATGCAAAAGTTTCGAGATACATCATTGATGTTACTCGTGTTGATGATTGTGAGTGCGTTTGCATAAAAGTATCTAATGAAGATGAATTGTATGTAACAGATAATTATATTGTAACACACAATACAACGGTTGCTTTGAGCGCACCAAAACCATTATTGCTCGACTTTGACAATGGTGTTAAACGTGTAAACATGGCTCATTTGGACGGCATAGACATTGTACAGGTCGGTTCGTGGCAGGATGTACAACAGGTGTTGCAAGAAAACCTGTCGGCATATCAGACAATAGTGGTTGATACCATTGGCAAGATGATGGACTTCATCATCACTTACAAGTGTGGAACACGTCAGCCGCAAATCAGGGACTGGGGCGGCATAAACGCTGAATTTTCTTGGATGACGCGCACACTTTCATCATTGAACAAGAACGTGGTGTTTGTTGCCCACCGTGATACCCGAAAAGACGGTGATGATACAGTGTTCATTCCGGCCTTACGTGAGAAATCATATAATTCTATCGTAACAGAGCTAGACCTGCTGGGCTATCTTGAGATGCGCAACGAGAATGGCATACAGAAGCGTACCATTACCTTTGACCCCACATCACGCAACGATGGAAAGAACACTTGCAACCTGCCGGGCGTAATGTTCGTGCCTAACATTCTCGACAAAAACGGCAATCCGACAGCAAAGAATGACTTTATTACGACAAAAGTAATCCAGCCGTATCTGAATATGCTTCAGGTAAAGAAAGAAGAAGCTGCGAAGTACGATCGTGTAATTGCAGAGATAAAAGAGAACATCGAATTCATCACAGATGCGCAATCTGCAAACGATTTTGCTTCAAGAATTAATGAATTTGAACATGTCGGCAGTTCACTTGCGATGGCGAGAAGTCTGTTTTCAGCCAAAGTAAAAGCCCTCGGACTGATATTTGACAAAGAGACTAAGACCTATGCAGACCAAGCAGCCTAAATACAAGTTCTATGCAACGCTTCTCGATGCCTTTACCGGGTATCTGAGAAGCGATGCCATTTATGAAAGGTATTGGGGATTCAGCGAGAATCCCCCACATACCCCCGATGAGTTCAGAGATAAGCAGTTTCAAAGTTTGATAGACACGATAAACCGTGTCCCATTCGACAGTGAAGCAGCTGACAAGGGTACAGCTTTCAATGAGGTGATTGATTGCATGATTGAAAACCGTAAATCGGAGACCGTGCAGGTGGAAAGGCTGTTATCCAGCATGCCGGACGGCAGGCAAGTTGTAACGGGACTTCAAGCTACCTATAAATGCCGACAGTTCAATTTCCCTATTTCAATCTGCCGCGAGTTTGCCGACTATTACAAAGGTGCATTAACCCAGCAACGGGTTGAAGCAGTTTTGCCAACGTGTTTTGGTGATGTTCTTCTATATGGTTATATAGACGAACTGATGCCTATGTCAGTACATGACATCAAGACCACCGGCAGTTACTATGTGGGCAAGTTCAAAGACCACTGGCAACACATGGTTTATCCGTATTGCCTGATGCAAAATGGTAGTGATGTAAGGCTGTTTGAGTACAACATCACAGATTTCAAATCCACATACACCGAAAGTTACACATTTGTACCAGAACGAGACATCCCCATATTAATAAATCATTGTGAGGAATTCATCCGTTTCCTGAATGACAACAGGGATTTAATAACAGACAAGAAAATTTTTGCTGAAGATGAGTAACCAGATAACAGGACGTATGGTTGGAATAGGCAAAACCGTTCAGATACCATCAAAGACAGGCGGTGCCCCGTTTCTGAAACGTGAGTTTTTGTTGGATGCAACGACTTATGATACTTATACAGGTGAGCGCAGCGAGTATGAGAATATTTTACCGCTTGAGGTATCAGGCGACAAGTGTGCAGAGTTGGATCAGTTCAGGATAGGCGATTTAGTAACAGTTTCTTTTTCCCTGCAGGGGCGTTCATGGACTAATCAGGATGGCGAGCTTAGGCGTATGACTTCAATCAGATGTTACAAGCTGGAACTCCGGCGTACAACCAGCCATCCGGCAGCCCAACCAGTTCAGCAGGCACCTCAACCGGCAGCACCATTTACGCCGACAATGGCACAGGCGTTTCCCCCATCGGTTGATGCGAATGGCAATCCAAAAGATGATTTACCATTTTAGGATATGAGTATCTTTAACCTGAAAAATGAATACGATATACCAAAGTTTAAGGCATACGTAAACAAGCTATTCAAGGAGCGTGCGGTCGTGGAAGTAAGAAAGAAACATCCCAACCGTACGCTTGCACAGAACAGCTATTTGCATCTGCTTTTAGGGTATTTCGGCAGTGAATACGGTTGTAGCCTTGATGAAGCTAAAATTGACTTCTACAAAAGGACTTGCAACCGTGATTTATTTGAGAGAAAGATGGTCAATAAAAAAGGTAAAGAAATAACTTATCTAAGAAGTTCAGCAGAGCTTACCACAAGCGAAATGACTTTGAGTATTGACCGTTTTCGTAACTGGAGTGCATCAGTGGCAGGTATCTATCTGCCGGCTGCAAATGAACATCAAATGCTGATATACGCCCAGCAGGAAATACAAAGAAATCAAGAATTTATTTAGTTATGAAAGCATTATTTAAAATGGACTTCGATTGCGGAAGAATGGGCAATCTTGAAGGAGTATTTATTGCAGATACAGAAGATGTCGAATACTTAGTGAATAACAAAATCAGTGTTTACTTCGGTGAAGTACTTGGCAAACACTCTGAAATATCCGGGTGTGTGGCTGAAAGTGAAATCAAACAAATAACCACCGATGAAAATGTAATCAAGATAGTTGAAGAATATGGGCTCAACAGTGGGTATAATCCATTTGAATACACTCTTTGTACATTAGAAACGGAAGATGTACCCGACAACGGAGTTGACTGGGATGATTGTATGGTACAGGACTATATCGACTTTAAACGCAAAGGGATTATTCCTGGTTTCTATAAAGAAGAATATGAGGTATGGTTGAAGAATAATAACCAAAAATAAAATATTTATGGACAAATTTTTAGGACAAGACATCCCTGAGCAGGAACGGTGGCAGTTCCTTCAGGACAATGCCGATGCGGTAGAGAAAATCGGCTATACCCACCGGTTCACCCCCGAAGAACTGGCTCAGAAGAAAGAAACCTTGGCCGAGGTTTCAATCACCATCAACGACGTGGAGATAGAAAAGAAGGAGGCTATGGAGAACTTCAAAGAGCGTCTGAAGCCTTTGAACGAAGAAAAGCAGGAACTTCTGGACCATATCAAACGTGGTTCTGAGTTCGTAGCCAACGAGGAATGTGCCAAATTCCTCTACCACAAGGAGAAAATGGCTGGATTCTACAACAAGTTAGGTGAACTGGTTTACAGCCGCCCGATTATGCCACAAGAAATGCAGAAGACAATTTTCAGTATTAACAGTAAAACAGGAACAGATGAGTGAGAACAAAATCAACCTGGTAGTACCGAAGGATTATAACGGTACGCCAATCGAAGTTGTATTACGTGAAGGTGAAGCACCCGTAGCACTTGACCCGAAAGAACCTGAAAGAGTAGTTATCAATGGAACGATAGATGCACCTTTCAAATGGCTGGAAAAGCGTGTCGAACTGATTAATCAGAAATCGGCCAATATCATAGTAAACCGTGATAAGATGGGGTTAGCATTAACGATAGATGAAACCAACTATTATCAGACTAAAATCGGTGGAATCCTTCAGCCTTCAAAGGAAATGCTGGAGTTCGGAATCAATACGGATAAGAAGTGGGAACCTATCAAGTTGTCCCAGTTCTTCAAGATGCACCGTGCTTTCTTCAAGGACAAGTCACAGAACATGATGCTGGTTTCCACTTTGAAGAATTTCAAGGCCAAGGTGAATCAGGACATCGAACGCAGCAAGGAAGAAAACGGGAACAAGACGGACAACTATTCACAGGTCGTAGATTCCAATCTTCCTAAATCGTTCAAGCTCAATATTCCTCTTTTCAAGGGCTTTGCCTGTGAAGAAATAGAAGTTGAGATTTATGCAGATGTTGATGGCCGAGAAGTTTCTCTGTCCTTGGTCTCTGCAGGTGCAAATGAGACTACTGAAGAATACAAGAACAAGGTGATTGACGAACAGATTGAAGCAATCAAAGGTGTTGCCCCTGATATCGTAATCATCGAAGTATAATTGACAGCCCGGAAAGACGGGCATTTGGTATCGTGGCGAAATTGGTAGACGCTGACAACTCTTAGTAGACTTGGTTAAGATGTTATGAAAACAGGGCATCAATGTAAAACGAATCATACTGTTCTACGCATAAGACGTGAAGATTGCCAAGCATTGCAGGTTCGAATCCTGCCGATACCACAATCTGTGCAGATAAGACAAGTTGGAAAGACAACTGGAGGACATTAGTTTAAGGGTAGAACGGATAGACGTATTTATATGGGTTCGAATCCCATATGTCCTGCAATAAGCATTTAAGAAATACTTAATAACTGAAATTCTTTTGATATGCCATACTACATAAAACGAACACCCAAAAAGAAGAAAGAAAAGCCTTTGCCATTATTCGACAAGGCGGGTATTAATGTAAAGAAGAAGCCGGATCTGAAAGTCAGGCTCGACAAGGAGTTCTCCCTCTACATCCGGTTGCGCGACGCGATGCCAAACGGTTATTTCCGTTGCATAAGTTGTAACGAGATAAAGCCATTCGAGCAAGCCGACTGCGGGCACTACATCAACCGTCAGCACATGTCCACCCGTTTCGATGAAATGAATTGCAATGCCCAGTGCAGGAAATGCAACCGCTTCATGGAAGGCAACATGTCAGGCTACCGCCGCGGGCTTGTCGCCAAATATGGAGAGCAACGTGTACTACTATTGGAATCCAAGAAGAACCAGACACGCAAGTACAGCGACTTCGAATATGCCGAACTAATCAAGTATTACAAGGTGTTGAACGTCAAACTCAGGAAGGAGAAAGGATTATGAAAAATATAACTATTGATGCAAGATATGTAAACGTACAAGACAATAACACATCGTTTGAATACAGGATAAATGGATATTTCTCTGTTGAAATGAATGTGAACGAATCCGATTTAAACGCATTGATGGAAGAAATGGATGAGAACGAGATAATTTATTTCTTGGAAGCTAAAGGATATAAAATAGAAAAAGAATGACCTACCGACTACGAGATTATCAGCAGAAAGCCAGTGACGCGGCTGTCAGTTTCTTTGCCAACAAAGCAAAGAAGAACAATGCCATCATGGTGCTGCCGACTGGATGCCATGCGAAAGGATCTAAAATCCTAATGTATGATGGTTCAATTAAGAATGTCGAAGATATAAAAGTCGGGGATGAGCTTGTTGGCGATGATGGAAACAAACGTACTGTGTTGGAAATTCACAGAGGCGTGGATAAGTTATATGAAATAACTCCCATAAAAGGAGAACCTTTCGTAGTAAATGGCGGTCACATCCTTTCGTTATACAAAACTAATGAGGGTAAGAATTTTCCATCTTGTATGCCGAGGATTGATGAAATTTCCGTAGAAGAATATATCAATACAAGCAAGAATTACAAACATCTTCATAAATTGAGAAAACCAAGCTTTGTAAACTTCGGTAATGAAGATAAATCGGTCATTGAACCTTATTTTCTTGGCTTATACCTTGGGGATGGTTGTTCAATCAATGGAATTGACATAACCTCTCAACGAAAAGAAGTGGAAGATTTCCTGTATTCTTTCGCTACAAAATATAATATGAAAGTAAGAAAAGCTACAAAGCCAAATAATTTAGCTTCTACTTATAGCCTTTCAAACATTAGAGTAAGTCGGGCAAACCCTAACCCTATAACTATATTTTTAGATGAATTGGGGCTTACTGGATTGACATCTGCGTTCAAATTCATCCCTATTCATTATAAAACAGCTTCCAAATCTGACAGAATGGAGCTTCTTGCAGGACTGCTTGACACAGACTCTTACTATGACAGCAATAAAAACACCTACGAATATTGCACCAAATCGGAACAACTTGCAGATGATGTCATATTCTTATGCCGTTCCCTTGGCTTTTTCTGTGGTACTAAAGCTGTAAAAATAGTAAATGGTGAAACATACTATCGTATGGTCATAACAGGCGAACTTGATACTATACCAACAAAAGTACAAATCAGAAAAGGCAAGCCACGTTCACAAAAGAAAAGCGTTCTTGTAACAGGATTTTCAGTCAAATATTTAGGGCGTGGGAACTATTATGGTTTTACTATTGACGGAAACCATTTATATTGTGATGGGCAATTCTTTATTCATCATAACAGCGGCAAGAGCCTTGTAATAGCCGACATTGCCAGCCGCCTCGAAGGGCATACATTGGTATTCCAGCCAAGCAAGGAGATACTCGAGCAGAATTATCTGAAGCTTTGTTCGTATGGTATTCTGGACTGTTCCATTTATTCCGCATCATTCGGCCGGAAAGAGATTTCAAGGATAACATTCGCCACTATTGGCAGTGTTATTAACCATCCCGAACTATTTCAGCATTTCAAGAATATCATCATCGACGAGTGCTTCACTTATAAACAATTTGTAAGTACGGAAAGAGGAAAGATGAGAATAGGTTACTTATGTAAATTATTTGAATCAGGGGAAGAACTTCCTAAAGTATTGTCATACGATGAAGATACTAATTGTTTGTTGCCAAATAGGATTATCGCAGTCCGATGTAATGGCATAAAGGATGTTTTCAGGTTGAAGTTCAATGAGTCTTTCTCTTTGAAGGTAACAGAAAATCATCCGTTCTTGACCTTACATGGTTGGAAACCGGCAGGAGAACTGAACGTAGGCGATGCTGTATTAAGCGCATATCCTAATGGCTCACACCTCAAAATGCCTAATCAAGACCAAATAGATTTCCTCCTTGGAAGTATTGTCGGAGACGGAAGCCTGGACAAGGGGAGAAATACATTGAATGTAAACAGATTCAGGTTTATACATGGAGAAGAGCAAAAGGAATACCTTGAATGGAAAGCCGGAATGCTTGGACGCGGAGACAAGATACAAAGAATAGAACACAATGGATTTTCCGATAATCCGGCATACAGGTTTACTTCTGAAGTGATGTACATGCCAGATGAAATGTGTACCAAAAGATATGCTATAGAAAATCTTACATTAAAATCACTTGCAGTAATTTATATGGATGACGGACATTTATCAGAGACACAAAATAGTGCGACCATATGCTGCATTGCAGAATCAGACGAGCTGACCGATTTGTTCGTCTCCAAATTACAAGGACTTGGCATAGATTGTTCCGCAAGGAAAGCAAAAAGTTCTTCCTCAAAGAAAGAATATCATTATGTCGGAATCCGTTCCGAAGGAATAAAGATACTATGCAGGCTGATAGCACCTTATGTCCATCCGTCAATGAAATACAAGCTTATTGATGAATATAAGGATATGGCAGGTACTTATAAATGGGAAAACTCCTTTGGGAAATTCGGATGCAGTATATTCCTGGGAAAAGAATACGTTGGAAAAGAAGAGGTTTACAACATGGAAATAGAAAATTCCCACACTTATGTTGTAACATCCGGACGGTACAACAAGAACCATAAAGATTTTGATAATGGATTGATTGTTCATAATTGCCATCTGGTTAACCCGAAGGAAGGAATGTATAAAGAGTTTCTTACCATGCTGAAATGCAAAGTGCTAGGATTAACAGCTACACCTTATCGACTTTCATCAAGCAGGGATTTCGGCAGTATGTTGAAGTTCATCACACGTACACGCCCTTGTGTGTTCTCTGAAGTAATCTATCAGGTGCAGATTTCAACCCTTTTGGATATGGACTACCTCTCAAAGCTAAACTATTACGCAATGAACCCTTTGGGCTGGAATGAGCTTAACCTAAAAGTAAATACGACAGGTGCCGACTATACGGACAAATCAGTAGTAAAAGAATATGAGCGTATTGACTTCTATGGATTTTTGGTAAGCATCGTCCGTAGGCTTATGAATCCGAAAGTTGGCGGCAAGCGTAAAGGCATACTGGTATTTACAAGATTCTTAAAAGAAGCTCAAAGACTTACGCGGTCTATCCCAGGGACGGCAATAGTTTCAGGAGAAACCCCTAAGAAAGAGCGTGAACATATTCTTGAAGGATTTAAGGCTGGGGATATACCAGTCGTTGCCAATGTTGGTGTACTCACTACCGGATTTGACTATCCTGAACTTGATACCATCGTCATGGCACGTCCTACCATGTCTTTGGCTTTGTGGTATCAGATAGTTGGCCGTGCCATTCGTCCTCATCCCAACAAAGAAGCCGGATGGATTGTTGACCTCTGTGGAAATATCAAACGGTTTGGGGAAGTCAAGGATTTACGCTTGGTAGATGGAGGACACGGTAAATGGGCTGTATTCTCTAATAACAGACAGTTGACAAACGTAAGATTCTAAAAATTACATATATTTGCAGAAACAGAATTTAATGCATATGGATTATAAAGAACAAATTAAATCACCTAAATGGCAGAAAAGACGTTTAGAGATTATGCAAAAAGACAATTTCACTTGTCAACTATGTGGAGATACGGAATCAATGTTGAATGTACATCACCTCACTTATCATAAAGATAAGAAAATATGGGAATATGAGGATTGGGAACTCATTACTTTATGTGAGAATTGTCATAAAGAAGAACATTCATCAATGGATGACGTTATAAATGAAATTGAATCAATCAAATCCAGAGGAGTTACAATGCGAGAAATTATATCTGCTCTTAATTCGATTGATATTAGTTTATATTTAGGCCATGATGATTGTATATATAACTTAGTTGGTGAGGATAGTGCAATGGGGCGAGAAAATGATATTAAATTATTATATGAAAGAAGGAAAACTTTGAAAAAGCCTTATCTAAACAATATCACAAATCAAAGAAAAACAAAAAACAAAGATAATCCTTTTTAATTATGGCAAGACCAAAGAAACAAGGTCTTGAATACTTTTCATTTGACACGGATTATTTTTCAGACATAAAGATTCGAAAAATATCGAGAGCATGTGGTCCAGCTTCGACTTCAATACTAATCTGCCTGCTATGTAATATCTACAAAGATAAAGGGTATTATATTGAGTGGGACGAGAACTTATCTTTTGTAGTGGCTGACACAGTTGGTACTACCGAGGGTGCTGTAGAAGAAGTGGTAAAGAAAGCGATACAAGTAGGATTCTTTAATAAGGAGTTGTTTGACAAATACCAAATCCTAACTTCAAACGGTATTCAAAACCGATTCAAAAGCGCAGTTAAAAGACGTGAGGAAATTGAATATGTGGTGGATTATTTAGTTTCTGACAACAAAAACGAGGTTTCTGTATACAATAACTCGGTTACTGACGACAGTAGTACACAAAGTAAAGTAAAAAGAAATAATTATATATCCCCCTCACCCCCTTTAAAAGGGGGAGGTAAAAGAGAAAGAGGCGAGCCTAAGGAAATTAATTCTAAGGCTCGTCTTCTTTTTGAATCACACTTTAAGAAAGTGTACGGAAATGATTACTATTGGACACCTAAAGATGCTGGTAATATGACGCAATTGCTTCAAAAGTTGAGATTTCAAAGAAAGCAAAAACAGATGGATGTATCAGACGACTCAATATTATACGCACTTCAGTATCTGCTATCATCAATCAATGATGGTTGGCTGTTTGAGAATTTCAGTGTGTCTAATATTAATTCAAAATTCAACGAAATAATCTCACAAGCGAAGAAAAAAGTCTCTTCAAAAGCAAACATAGGTGTTGTACTCAAAGACAATTCACCTGAAAAATACACTAAAGGCTGGTAATATGGAACAGATAAATTTTCAACAGACAATAGAGCGTCTGAAAGACACTGGTTTCTCGCCCGTGCCCAATACAGTACAAGTTTCCATTCCTGGTGCCAAAAGACTCCTGTGGGCAGGTATCAGATACTTTACCGGGGAAAATGCCCAATGGCTTCCAGAGTATGATGAAGTGGTAAACTGGATGACTGGCAATCAAGGGCGTGGCCTTCTTTGTTTCGGCAATTGTGGACGGGGAAAGACGCTTATCTGCGGTAAGATTCTTCCTCTACTCTTGAACCATTATTGCCGTAAGGTGGTAAGTTGCTATGATGCACAGCAGATGAACGCTAAATTGGATGAAGTGAAACAAAAACACATCATCTATGTGGATGATATTGGCACTGAGAATCTTAGCGTCAAATACGGTGATAAAAGGCTGGCTTTCGCAGAACTGGCGGATGAGGCCGAAAAGAAAGGTAAACTCTTGATTCTTACAACAAACCTAACAATAGATGAGCTGAGGGAGAAGTATGGGGAAAGAACCATAGACAGGTTGAGAGCGATAACCAAAACCGTCCTTTTCAGTGGTGTTAGCCTTAGAAAATGAAAAATAAAATGAGTATGGATACAAAATTCAATTTTTTAGAGTATGTGGACAGCTTTGACTTCTGTACGATCGAAGAAAAGAGACGGCTGTATTATATGCTTCTTGAAGCGTTTAGGTGGGGGAAAAGGGTATGAGAATAACTATTTACTGGAAGACGAATAATGCTAATATTATTCATCGAATACGGATGCGTTATGGCATCAGTCAAGGTATGACTGTAAACGGAGAAAATGTCATAGAGATAAATGAGGCCCAATATAAAGAACTCCGAGAGGTTGAAAGTCTGGGTTATATACAGATCAGGAACAAATGAAAAACTCAATAAAACCAAACGCATATTATATGCGAGGCGCGCTGCCGTCGGTGGAGCGTTCACGAGACGAATATACAGGTTCTGTCTTTGGCTCGGCAGCTTTAGCATACATCACAATTATCCACGCCACAGACGCGCTGGATATGATGCAGGAACGCCTATCTGACTTATATAATGACCGTACAATAAAGAAGTATATTAACCGCATGGCAGGTACAAAGCAGAGTATGGGCGAAATGCGGAAGCTAACCCTTGCAATCGGTGAGTTATTGGCTCACGATTGCGACAAGGCGTGGGTGGCGGACTTTGGCAATGCCGCATACGAAATAGTGCAGCCTTATACGGATAAGCTGCGATATGCAATAGCTAATGCACTTGGACACTATAACGTGCCGGACATTAACGTCTGTGCTGCTATTTTGGTTGCTCAGTCGCTTGCCAGTGAGGCCGTTGAATATGTTAAGAGACGCGCTGCGAAATTTACAAACTTTACAATTGTGATGAAGGGTAAGGGCAGACAGACTGTATCTTCATGCCTCTCGTCTATGTCCTGTTCTGCACTTGAGTATTGCTTACGCAATATTGCCCAGGAACTCCTTGATAAGTGGTTGCCTGATGACGTGGACTTGATTAAATATCCGTCCGTTAATACAGGGCTGAAAGCGGTCCTAAACGTAATGTCGGACACTAACACTTGGATTTACGCACGTGATAAGGCGGACGAGTTGAACTATAAAAGCAATAAGCAATGAAGATAATAGCGGTAATTAGGGGGAATTTAGAGAAAATTTCCTCTAATTTTAGTTATAATCATTAATACCAAAATATGAGCAAAGAACAAAATCATGTCAAAGATGCCATTAAGGTTTATCTGGACGAACGGGCTAAAAATGACGAACAATTTGCGCAGTGCTATGCGAAGGCAAACAAAAATATAGACGAGTGTTTCGATTATGTCATTGGTGAAGCATGTAAGCGTGGAAATGCTGTTTATATGACAGATGCTGAAGTTTTCGGACTGGCTGTCCACTACTACGACGAAGACGATATAAAAATTAACAAGCTGCCAAAAGGGACACACGTGAACGCTTCAACATCAGCAGATGAACTTTCGGAAGAAGACAAAGCAAAAGCCCACGAGCAGGCTGTGAAAGAATACCAGCAGCAGTGCATCTATCGTATGCGTGCAGCCGAAGAGCAGAAGGCTAAGAAACTTGCTGAACGCAGAAAAGCCGAGAGAGAGAAAAGCAACACCTTACAACCGTCACTATTTGATTTTTAAGACGATGAAGCCAAGAAATAAACGTGAAAAGTTGGTGGCCGAATTAAGTAGCAGGCTGCCGACGATAACAGAAGCACAAGTACGATGGGGAAAGAAGCATTGCTTTCCACATAATGCTTACCGTTGTAAGGATGAGATGTGGTGTAGTGAGTGTGGAAGAATATGGATTGATGTAACTGGACAGAAAGATGGTTATATACAGTGTCCTTACTGTGGTGAACGTATTGCTATTAAGTCCAGCAGGAAGAAAAGATTTTGCCAGTATGAATACATGACAATTCTCACAGTGGTAAATGAATTCCAGGTCCTTCGACATGTGGAAATAAGTAAGTATAGAAATATAAAGACGGAAGAAATGTTCTATCATGCGGAGGAAGTCTGCCAGCAGTGGATAACAGAAGACTTGAAAGAAACCGTGATGGCCAAGCCGATGAATATGGGAAGAAACGCGTGGATATATACACAGCCAATAAGCATAAAAAATAATTATGACTATTATGGGTATAAATGTTATGATTTGTATGGAAAGATATATCCGAAAGTAAATTTGCTTCCTATACTTCGAAGAAATGGACTTCGCACGTCTTTCCATAATATTACTCCAGCCGTGTTGATACGTTCACTTCTTGGGGAAAGAGAATATGCGGAAATGTTGTTGAAAACACATCAGTATAAAATGCTGGAGTTCTACTTGCATAGAGGTAAACTTTCCCATCCGTGGGCAGTCAATATCTGTAATCGTAACGGGTATATCATCAGGGATGGTTCTATGTATGATGACTATCTACATTTACTTGATTATTTTCACCTTGATACACATAATGCTAAATACGTGTGCCCAAAAAGTTTGAAAAAAGAACATGACCGGCTCATGAAAAAGAAAAGTATCAGGGAGGAAAAAATCCAGGAGAAGAAACGTATCGCGGAAGCTCGGAAATGGGAAGATACCTACATGGAACAGAAAGGACGTTTTTTCGGAATCTGCTTCGGTAACGATAATATTGTGATATCGGTTATCAGTTCCGTTGCCGAAATGGCCGAAGAAGGCGAAAAGATGCACCATTGTGTATATTCTTGCGGCTATTACAAGAAGAAAGAAAGCCTTATACTATCAGCAAAGGACAAGGAAGGACACCGAATAGAGACCATAGAGCTGAGCCTTAAAACCTTTAAAGTCGTACAAAGCCGTGGAGTATGTAACACTAACACGCCTATGCACGATGAAATAATAGAATTGGTAAACAAGAACATCAATCTAATAAGAAAAGTTGCGTAGCATTGGAATCTTTGTAATAGACCACCATACCTGAGGAAAAAATGATATGACATGAGGATATATTGAAAAAGCTGAAAGTCTCAACTAGTATAAATTAGCCGAATATGATAAGTGAAGCGTATAATATGGACTGTATGGAATACATGAAGTCAATTCCAAATAAATTCTTTGATTTGGCCGTTGTAGACCCTCCTTACGGTATTAATGCCCCTAATATGTCAATGGGTACCAATCTTAATAGGAAGCGCGGAGGATATAACAGCCAGTCTGTTGCACAGAGACTGAAGAAAGGCAGGCTGAATTCAGGTGCGGGAAAATTAAAAAACAGAGCATTGAATACGATGCCCTGTGAATGGGATTATTCTCCACCTCCTCGGAAATATTTTGATGAACTCTTCAGGGTAAGCCGTAATCAAGTAATATGGGGAGGAAACTACTTTCCTCTACCACCGACACGAGGTGTTTTATGTTGGGATAAGATGCAACCATGGGAAAACTTCTCACAATTTGAGTTGGCGTGGACTTCATTTGATTGTCCAGCAGCAATTATACATCTGTCAAATACAGGAGGCGCAAATAGGGAAACGAAAATACATCCAACTCAGAAGCCTGTTGAATTATATCATTGGGTTTTCAAAAAGTTCGCCAACCCCGGTGACAAGATTTTTGATTCCCATTTAGGAAGTGGAAGTTCCCGGATAGCAGCTTATAAGATGGGATTCGATTTTTACGCAACTGAAATAGATAAACAGTATTTTGATGCACAGGAAAAAAGATTCAAGAATGAATGTTTAGGAGAAATCATAACCCCTAAAGGTGTTTTAGTGCAACTGACTTTGTTTGACTGATATATTAGCATAATTACATTGTAGATACTATCGTGAATTATTTTAATAAATAGAGTAATTGTAAAATATAATAAGATATTGCTATGACAAAAGAAGATATTGAACGGAAATGTCTGGAATATTCGCAGGCAGCTACACCGTCATACACAAATGGCACATTTGACCGCTACGCTATTGCGCAGGCTTTCGAGGACGGTGCTGAATGGCGCATTAACAGCGTATGGCACGACATGAAAAAAGAAGTACCGCAAGTGTATGGAGAATACGAAAACGAGGTGGCACCTTCAATTCCATGCTTAGTGAGAGGATATTTGTCAACGGGGTACGGATATGGAGTTCGCTACTGGAACGTAAGCTATGAGGTTTGGGATGATGAGGAATGTGATGATTACGAATGCGACAAAGATAAGATTGAAGAATGGGCATATCTTGACGATTTGCTTCCCGAAAGAAAGGAGGAAACGGAATGAGTGCAGTGATAATGACTGAGGAATATTGGGCAAACTCGCATTTGTCCATTGCCCGATATTATGGCGGAATAAAGGTGAATGGCGATGAATACAAAATTGTCAATAACGAAGGTATAACATTGGAAGAGCTGTCCAACCCTCGCAGCAAGCACTATGTGAAGTCAGGCATGGCCATTCAGCCCGGAGAGCCTGCCGACCTCGTGCGCAAGGACTGGATACCCATCTATAAGAAGTTGGGGCGAGATAGGACTATTGAACTGGTGAAGAATGGAATAGACTTGAAAGAGGCAAAGAGAATAGCAAAGGAGAAAACGGAATGAGTTACGACATGGATATGTGCGAAGCTATGACCCATGATAACAGATATTGTCCTCTTCGCAATAAATGCAAGAGATTTGTATTGGGTCAGAAAGCGTTGATGGAGGATTATTACCCGATATATTGGATTGAGCCTTGTTATGAGGACGGAAAATGCGAACTATTTATCGAAGTAAAGGAGGAAACGGAATGAAAAAGAGAATTAGAAAGACTGGCGAAATAGTTGATGTGATAGCATGGTATAACATTATGGGTGCGGAGCGTGATAAGGACGATTCCGTTTCTTACATTGATTCAAAAGATAATGAACGCGTCAATGTAAAAGGGCTTAATCTTGCGTGGGATTTTGAGGATGTGGAAGAGGTTCTTAGTACGGATATTGATTGGGAAACGAGGCGTTATGAAATAGCAAAAGCCATGCTTCCGGTAATATACCTTGACGACGGTCAGGCAGAGCGTGCTGATGATTCAGATTTAGGGTTTGAGTACAAGAGTGACCGGCATTGTGCAAAAGAGGCTGTGGACTTTGCCGACGCTTTTATTGAGGAACTTAAAAAGAAAGGAGATACAAATGAATAACAAAGATTTTTTTGATTTGGTCTCTAATATGAGAGCAAAACAGAAAGAGTATTTTAAATACAGGAATAATACTCTTTTAAAGGAGAGCAAGGCTTTAGAAAAGCAGGTTGACGATGAAATATCACGCGTGAATGATGTTTTATCAAAAAGGAAAGAACCATCATTGTTTGAATAATTGAGCTATGATAAAGACAAAAGAATTGATGCTCGCAAACTGGGTGCTGGCAGGAAAGAATGCTAAATTCCCTATGCAAGTAGTAAGTATCTTTGAAAATGAAGTTTACCTCAACTTCGAGGGTAACGAGGGCGATGGCTTCGAGGAAAAGGAAGAAGATATGTTTCCTATGCTGCTAACAGGCGGAATTTTGCTGAAGAATGGATTTACAAAGAGGAAAATTCTTGGCTACACATATCATTTTTGCTACGAATGTTACACTGGCGATATAGTGATAAAGATAACAGCACTATATGATTGTGATTTCTCTGTATTAATGTTCGATAGAGCTATGAATGTAAAATACGTCCACGAGCTTCAGAACTTGCTAACCTTGGCAGGCGTGGAAATGGAATTTAAAATATAATGTTATGAGCAAACAAGTATTAGACAGATTACAGATGCGACACTTGAAAGAACTTGGGTTGGGCACAAGCAAAGCAAGTGCATATTGGCATAGGGTTGTAAGAATGAACACAAACGAAATGCCGACAATGCTGACATTTCGCCTTATGGAAGCATTGAATAAAACAATTGTTGAATATTATAATAAGGGAAATAATGCAGAAAAAGAATTATAAGTTCCAAAAACAAACAATAGTTACATACCAATATCGTTTTTTGTGGATATTTAAACGGTATGCAACTATTATTATTAAGATGAACGTTGATAGTCCAAATCAACAATTTGTAACAGCATCAAAGGAAGAAATAATTACTGAAATCAAAAGGATTACAGGTCATAATGTTATTGGTGTTCTTGAGTATTGCATTCCTTGATTTCAAAATTAAGGCCTTTATTTTTAAGTTGTTCTTGAATTTTTTTGACGAAATCTAAGTTGGAAGAGACTTGTGTTATTTTGTATAATTGATATCCTGCGTCAGTTAGCGTAAAACCAGACATAGATATATTTTCCGGTTGAATATTGGAAAATTTCTTTATGAGGCGATATGATTTAAAATTAATAGTATCTACAGACTTATCAAAGGTTATAATACATTTTTGAGCATTTAATAAACCGCAATCCATCATTGATTGTAGCTTATTCGTTTTAAAATATTCATAAAGAATTACATCAAAATGAATATATATATCATCTAAAACAAATTGACAGAGTTCAACAAACCATTTAGCCTCAAAAGGCTCTATGTTATGTAAAATATCCAAAGTTCGTTTAAAGAATTTACCCGGTGAGGCCGTTTCTTGTGCTAAGATTTTAGCCCAAACAATTTGAGCTTCTTCTTCGTAGATGTTTTGCGCATAATCAAAAAAGCGAGAACTCCATTCAGGCGAGACAGGGGTATCATTTATTTTGTCGATGGCTTGTAATTCCTGTTCAGCATAGTTGATGATATTTGCTAAATTTTCGACTTGTCTATTTTCTCTAACAGAAAGTATAGAACGTTGAGTATATTCAAGTAGAGAGTTCATTAATCCTTGTTTGAACTCTTCTTTTGATTGGATTGATGAAGCGTATGCGTTTGCATTGGCTAATCGTTTAATTTGATAAGGTTGGGCAATCCAGTTGCATCCACTAGCGATAACTTCAATAAGTTTAGTTAATGGTTTTGATAAGCCTGCTAAATTTTTGATGTCCATAGTAATTTAAGTTTAAAATTTGACAGAACAAAATTAAGAACAAAAAGGGACATATCCAATATTTATAATGATAAGTTTAGAATTTGACACTTTACTCTTTTTCATTCGGATATGTCCCTTATTAAAAAGAAAGAATTAATGAAAGCGTATCTATAAAACAGCAGTGGTAAGCTTAATCGCTCACGGTATCAAAGACATCGAAAACAGAATATGGAAGTATCCGCCGAAGTATATAGGCCAAAGGGTACTTATCCATGCTGCAAAGACTACAGTCAAGGAGGGATGGAGCGCACTAACAGAAACGCAGTTAAGGAAAGTCTTTCCTCACAAGAATAAACTTTATTGAGATAATGAGGAGCTTCCGCAGGGCGCCATTATTGGCAGCATAGTGATTGCCGATTGCGTGCGGAACCATCCTTCAGTATGGGCTGAGAAAGGGTGCTGGAATTGGGTACTGAAGGATGCGGTACTGTTCGAGAAGCCAGTTATGAATATGAAAGGGAAACTGATTTTGTGGAATACAACCAGTAGGGGGCACTCCCTCTACTGGTTGAGGTTATTTCAATTAGTATCAAGAATGTCTGTATTATTGTTAATAATACCATCAATTTTCTTAAACAATGTAGCCAAGTCGTTTTCGATTTACCCTTAACAAGGGTAGAGCCTTTGAAATGAAGTTACTTGCCGGTAGTAAGCAACTTATTTTGTTTCATCCATTTTGTATCTCCCATATGGAATTGAGTAATGAAATGGAAAAATAAAAAAGGAGCCAGCCCCACGATAAAAGACCGACTCCACGCACGATTAGGCCACAAATATAATACTTTTCTTCTAAAAGACCATATTATGACAAAAGAATTTTCATCAATCATGGAGTTAAAGGCCATTCGTGAACAAAAATCAAGACTTTCAGAGCGTGAACGAGAACTTTCATCGGCTTTATTGCATGATGTTTCACTCATTCCTGAAATTTATTCCTGGTTTAAGGATGTTATTTCAGAGACAGACTGTCCGCCAAACCCAGATAGCGTTATGCAGCGCAAGAAGTTTCTTTTCATTGTGCTGTTCCTGTTTGCGCCCAGTGTGCTGGCTGGAGGTCGGCTGCCGAACGGAGTCCGGGCGGAAATTGCCCGTGTGTTCCCGGATGTCTCTCCGTGTGTAATTTCAAACAACATCGCCGATGTTTCATTTATCTACCAGCAGTATAAGGACTTTCGTCAGGATATAGAGTATCTTTACAATCAAATCATAGAAAGGTTGAAGGTTAAAGGACTAATCAACTAAAAAAGCCGGAGCGTTATGCTTCCGGCTTTTCTTCATTTTGTTTCTCTTTCTCTATTTTGATTTTCATATGATAAAATCTCAAATCATAAGGAACGGGGCTAAAATAGTAGATGTTAATTCTGCGAAGTAAATTTATGCTCTTTTGCCGTTTCTAAATCTTTGGCGAAATAAACAGAGTTTTGGGTTTCTGGGCGTGTGCCTGTTTCCCATAAAATATCATATCTTGTTTGCTCATAAACCGCATAATATTTTTGAGGGTATGAATATATGTAGCCTTGCACTTTAGCCTTTGGATAAGAATTGATTGTTTCTGAATAATTGCTTTCATAATTGACATAATTATTCAAGCTATTAGTCGTGTTTAAGAATACATCTGTATCAGTTCCTGAACCTTTGATAACTTTTTCAACTCCACATAAAGTTCCGTTTTCAAAGTAATATCTGTTGGTTATCTTGTATCCCTCTTTTGTATAAGTGAAATTCTTTGACCCTCTTTGCGAATCATCCATAAAGCTGTCGTAAGGACGCTCTACCTTTTCTTTCAGTTCATCATAAGTTATTCCCCATTCTGTAACCGTCGAGCCAACATAATCAATCAAAGGAGTTACCGAGACAATACATTTAGCTTCTGTGCCTTTGGCTTTTACCGTGATGGTGGTTTCTCCAACGTGTCCCGCTTCAATGTTTATCTTTCCATCATAAATCATTGCTTCTGCTATAAATTCATCATCTGACGATACAGAACATTCGTTTATATCTATTCCTTCAACTTCAATGTTGTCTTCATCATTAGCAGGAATGGATATTTCAGTTTTACTCAATGTGATATTTACAGGTTGGTCTTGTGACTCATCATCGCCACTGCACCCAACAAAAAACAACGCAGCCAGTATAGGCAACATAATTAAGATTTTCTTCATGGTTATATTATTAATTGGTTAAACATTTAGTTCCAGTAATTTCTTTAAATCCTCGAACGAGTGAACTTCATAGAGAGTTCCTTTAACTTTAACGTATCCGTTCACTTCTGATTCGCATGTTGTGCTGGCTCCAGTGATTTCTGCCCTGGATGCCAATAACTCCCAAACAGGAACATTCAACACAGAGGCGAATTTTTCCAGGGTTTCCACCAGCAATTTCCCTGACAACTGTCTACTGATTGCCTGACGGGATACCCCTACCATATCTGCAAATTCATTTATAGATATGTTCTTTTCTTTCAGTACATCTTTTATTCTGTTCATAGTCATTATTTTCTGATTACAAAGATATATACAACAATATATATGTAAATAGTATTATTGCTTAAATAATATTAAAAACAATAATTTTATTTACAAAACCCTTGCAAATGTAAATAAAACTATTTACCTTTGCATCATCAAACAAGAAGTAATAACAATTAAAATACATACGATTATGAAAGAGTATCAAGACGCAACTGTTGAATGTAAAAAAATAGTATGCAACCCATGTGCATTAGATGAGTACGAAGTCACTATAAGGCCTACTAATGGTAAGCCTGAATATGTAACATACACTTATGGTAGTCTATTTGAGAGCAATGAAGCTATCTGTGATAGAATTTATCGTCAATGGATAGCGAGTAAGTGATAAGTTTAACCAGCAGGGCGAAAGCCCTGCAAATACACACGATTATTAATTCTAAACACGTACGATTATGAAGACATTGAATGAACAAGTAGACGAGATTAAGAACATGAAAGGCTCTAAGTCAACGAAGAAAGCAGCTTTCATAAAGTTAGGCTTGAGAAAGTACGAAATAGAACTTCTGCTTTCAGAACTGCCGAAACCTGTAAGAGAATCGCATAAGTTTACTTTTGGTGTTGAGATTGAATGCCTTGTCGCTGCAAGCATTATGCGTGAATGTGCTACAAGAAATGCAATGCCGTTTCAATATGAGGGCTACAACCACACAGACAATAATCATTATTACAAGTTTGTATCTGATTCATCAATAAGAGGCGAAAATCCTATCGAATGTGTGTCGCCTGTGCTTACAGGCAAGACAGGCATGAAAAGCCTAGAAACCTGCTGCAAGGCTTTAAATGAAGCAAATGCACAGGTTAATAGGTCAACAGGTCTTCATGTCCATATAGGCGCACAGAATTTGTCTGACGAGGCTTATATAAACGTTTTCAAGAACTATCAGAAGTTAGAGAGAGTTATTGATACATTTATGGCAAATTCAAGGCGTGCCAACAACAGCCAGTGGTGTAGGACACTGCAGGGTAAAGACTTTACAAGGTGTACGACAAAATTAGACATTTTCGATGTGATGAACGGTAACAGATACTACAAAGTAAATGCATGTTCTTATTCACGCCATAAGACAATAGAGTTCAGACAGCATCAAGGCTCTACAGACTTTGAAAAGATTTCAAACTGGGTGAACTTCTGTGCTAAGCTGGTTGCATGGTCTAAAAAGAACGTATTGAGTTCAGAGGTTAATTCGATAGACGAAATACCTTTTTTGACAGCGAAAGAAAAATCATTTTTCAAATCACGTGCCGAGGTTCTTGCATGAGCCTCGCACATTTAAAGTTAATCAGATATGTGTTGTATTATATATAAGCCCAAGGGGGTCCAGATGCCGAGTTTGGACACTCTCGCAAAAATCAAGAAGCTAAACCATAATGGTTACGGGTTCGTTTCAACCGATCATTTTCATAAGGGTTTGGATTATCGAACATTCTTACGCCACCTGTCGGAGGTTGGTGACGACGAGGACTGCATCATTCATTTCAGACTTGCCACGCACGGTTCAATATGTAGGGCTAACTGTCACCCGTTTGTCGAGAATAGCGTTTATTTTGCCCACAATGGGACGTTGAACGTTTGTCCTGTTGGTGACATGACTGACAGTGAAATTGCCTTCAGAATGAAAATTTATCCTCAAATACAGCGGTTTGGATATGGGACAAAGCAGGCAGACTGGGCTATAAGGCAGATTTGCGGTTATTCAAGGTTTGCCATGATGTACCAGGGCGAAGTGAGATTATTTGGTGATTATAAAATACTGAATGGCGTTTATTATTCAAATTTGAGATGGTTATGAAAAGTATATTACAGTCTTTGAAAGATAGGGTATCATGTGGCGATATCACTATAACAGAGGCAGCTATAATGCTACATGATGCAGGATGGACAAACTTCATTGATGTTGAGAAAACAAAGTATTTGTTAGGTCTGAAAACACAGCAGACTAAATAAAATAATATGCTTGTGAGTTAATAACAAACATTTGGCGTATTGTTTCGTATGTGTAGAATTGTTATTCAAAATTGTCTTCATAATTAGGTATCTTTGTGAAAAGGTACCATCGCGGATTAGAGCAGTGGTCAGCTCGCTACTTTGACTTGGTAGAGGTCGCCGGTTCGAGTCCGGCATCCGCAACTAAATAAAATATATCACACGATTATGAAAGTATTGACATTACAGATTGATAAAAAATGTTTTCTAGACATTCTAAACGGCAAACAAGATGTAGAACACAGGTATGTATATCCTTCAAATGTCACTCGTTATGTGTATTTTAAGCATGATGGCAAGATTTACAAAAAACAGTCAGAGATACCTGATGATGATAAAGAAATAGAAGTTCTACCTATACATTATGATGCTTTGTACCTGATTAATGGTAGAAGAAAAAATGCGCCACGCTTGACTGTTGAAGTGAAAAGCGAAGAATATGTGATTTTTACCGATGAAGAAGGCAATGACCTTATTTTTGAAGAAAACGGTAAGACCTATCTCGTATGTCAGGTCTGGTATCATCTTGGCAAAGTGATAAGTACAGAAAATGTTTAATTTTAAAATTTGTAGCTGAGTCGGAGAAATAAGGAGAAGAATCAACAGAGTAGCAGGCCCACGTCAGAACATGAACGGTGCAGGCTTGGGCGGTAGATTGGTTGCAAACCGTAGTAATACAGCCAGTGCAACGCAGTTAGGTAACAGAGACCAAAGACGGTATGATTTACGTGTGGCCTTTGCCGTGCGTGGGGCAAATGGGTCAAAAGGTTGAGTTATGAACAAGTATGCACTCTCTATGCAGATAATACGCAGTATCCGAGAAAAGACGGATACTGCTGTATTGTATTATTCTGCTGGTGGTAAAGATGGTATAGCCTTATTGGATATGCTTGCAGGTGTATTCAATAAGGTTATATGCTATTATATGTACTTGATACCTGACTTAGACCATGTGCAGCTTTATATCAGATGGGCAGAAAATCACTACAAGAATGTAGAAGTACGTCAGATAGAACATTTTCAGCGTGACTGTTACATTTCATGTGGTTTCTTTCGTGAGCCTGACAACTCAGTAAAACCGAGAAAAATAGGCGAAATAGAGCAGGCGGTAAGAGAAGAAACAGGTATCAAATACGGCTTCAGTGGTATGAAGGGTGTAGATGGTTATATGAAGCGGATGCGCTTAAAGAAGTTTGCGAAGTCCGGTTATATAACAGACAAAGGTATGGTTTATCCTCTCGCATTGTGGACGAATAAGGAAGTGCTTCAGTATATTAGGCAAAGAGGGTTAATACAGCCTTTTATCTATGATTCAAATGCCGTAAGTCAAGGTTTTACCATTGATTTAAATACAATGCTATTGATGCGCAGTAAATATCCCAATGATTATAAACGTATTATGAAAGAGTTCCCATATTCTGAAAAATTAATATTCGATTATGAAAGAGAACAAAATAGTCCAGCCTGAAAGTAGGGAGATACAGCGTAGTGATATAAACTTTGCCAACTACAATCCCCGCAGAATAACAAAGGAAGCAAGAAAGAACCTGAAAGCAAATCTAAAGCGTGTAGGGTTGCTTGGTGGAATCGTTTGGAACGAGGATTCTGGGAACCTTGTATCAGGACACCAAAGAGTGTCAGTGATGGACGAGGTTAATAAATACAATCCTGAGACAAAAGACAATGATTATCTGATTCGTGTTGAGGTTGTTCACATGGATGAAAAGACTGAAAAAGAGCAGAACATCTTTATGAATAACAGAAGTGTACAAGGTGAATTTGATTCAGATATGCTGAAAGACATGCTTGACGGAATAGATTATAACCTTGCAGGACTGAATGACTTCGATTTGAATATGCTCGGAATTGGTGATTTCGATTTTTCTGTTAACGATGATATTTGGAGAAAAGAAGATATATTGGATGATTCGTTATCTGTTTTAGATGACATTACCAAAGATGGTTCGGAAAATAAAAATATTGATCGTTCCTGCAATTTCTATCAGGCTTCAAAAGAAAACCAAATTGCACGCCATAATGAAGTTCAGAAGATAAAAGATAGAATCAGCAGTCAGAATAACTTTGAAAAGGACAATGGCATGTTGAGTTATGTCGTACTATCTTTCAGCAGCCCAACAGAAAGAGCAAACTTCATGGAAATGTTTGGTTATGGATTTGACGAAAGATATATTGATGGTAAAGAGTTTATGGATAGGGTTGAATTTGGAATAGAGTAACCAAAATAAACGAATACGCGCGCATGAGGAAAAAACCAGACATTTCAAAATTTAGAGAAATCCTCCATAAGACAGGTGGAAATCTTACAAAAGTTGCAGCTACATTTCGTGTAACCAGGAAAACCGTATATGACTGGGCAAAGGCTGATGATAAATTCAAGGATGCAATCACAGATGAAAGGGGGGCTTTAGTGGATGAATGTCTTGTTTCCGCACGTGTTTTAGCCCTTGGTATTCCTGAAAAAGATGAGAAAGGGAATTTTATCGGTTGGCGTGAACGTCCGGATGGGTATATGATTCGTTATCTTCTTTCCACATTAGGAAGAAAAGACGGTTTTGGTGAGCTACAAGATGAAGACACTGATATTCCTCAAGATATCGAGCATGGTATTACCATTGATTCATGGATTAAAGACAAGCTGAAATGATTATTCCCCAGACAATTTATCATCCGTTATACACCAATAACGAGAAATTCATCATCCTCATTACCGGAGGACGTGGGTGTGAGACACCTACGCAAGGAATTATAATGTCTGATTTGACAATAAAGCAAATTAAAGATATTAAAGTTGGAGACTGTGTCATGGGTGACGATGGCACACCCCGCAATGTCCTTGCTACGGTGAAAGGCAGGAGCGCAATGTTCCGTGTCAGACAAACAAGTGCAGAAGATTACTTTGTAAATGATGCGCATATCCTCAGTTTAAAGAAAAGTCAAGTTTCTATAAATGAGGGAAGATACAATGACTTTGAAGAATACACGGATATGCGTATTACTGATTATTTGAATCGCAGCAATCGTTTTAAGGAACATTTTAGAGGGTATAAGACAAATTCAATACCCTATAAAGAGAGTCCCGTTAAATTAGAACCTTATTTGCTTGGCTTATGGTTGGGTGATGGAACAAGCATATATCCGCAAATAACAACTCCTGATATAGAAATTGAACAGTACCTTAATGAGTATGCAGAAAATCACAATTTGCATCTTTCAATCAATGGAGTAAGAGGTAAGGCTAAGACATTCCGACTTGCTAAGAACTGTGGACTGACGAATCCCATAATGGATATTTTACGCCATTACGATTTGATTGGGAATAAACATGTTCCACAAGAATACATATCAAATAGTGAAAAAGTACGTCTCGAATTACTTGCAGGGTTACTTGACACCGATGGAACTATGTGTCGCAATGGATATGAAATCACGCAAAAGAGTGAAATACTTGCAAGGCAAATAAAATATATTGCAGATACTCTTGGCTTTAGAACAAGTATTAACGTGAAGAATGCACGTTGTAGCGGAAAAGATTGCGGCAAAGTTTTTCGCGTTCATATCAATGGTGATACATGGAAAATACCTTGTAAGGTAGAAAGAAAAATTGTAAACAAAGCTGATGTTCATAAAAATAAAGATTGGCATTTGTCGCAACTTTCAATAGAGTCTGCTGGAATTGGAGATTGGTGTGGTATTTGTCTTGACGGAAACCAACGATATTTGCATTCTGATGGAACGGTTACGCATAATTCTGGCAAGTCTTTCAATGCTTCAACCTTCATTGAGCGTCTGACGTTTGAGATGACTCCTGTTGATAAGATTGTTCACCAGATTCTTTATACCAGATATACGATGGTATCAGCAAACATCTCTATTATTCCTGAAATGATGGAAAAGATAGAATTGGACGGAACCACGAAGTATTTCAAGACAACCAAGACAGATATCGTGAACCGTATGACCGGCAGTAGAATCATGTTCCGAGGTATTAAGACTTCTTCCGGGAACCAGACGGCCAAGCTGAAATCCATTCAGGGTATTACAACCTTTGTCTGTGATGAGGCTGAGGAATGGACCAGCGAAGAAGAGTTCGACAAAATTATGCTCTCCATCCGTAAGAAGGGAATACAGAATCGGATTATTATCATCATGAATCCCTGTGATTCCAACCACTTCATTTACAAAAAATACATCGAGAATACCCATCGCTTAGTCGAGATAGACGGCGTGCAGGTGCAGATTTCTACTCATCCCAATGTCCTTCACATTCATACGACTTACTTTGACAATATCGCGAATCTTTCTCCAGAGTTCCTGAATGAAGTTCAGGAAATGAAGGAGAAGAATCCTGAGAAGTATGCTCATGTGGTTATCGGCCGCTGGGCGGACGTGGCCGAAGGTGCCGTGTTCAAGAAATGGGGCATTGTGGATGAGTTCCCGATGTGGTGCAAGAAAGTGGCTATTGGGCTAGATTTTGGTTATACCAATGACCCTACAGCAGCTATCCGATGCGGAATCATTGATAATGCACTGTATCTGGATGAAATAGATTACCGTACCGGATTGCTTTCCTGCGACATCATAAAAGTCTTGCGCCCTTGGAATCTGAGAGTGATTGCCGACAGTGCGGACCCGCGACTTATCCAGGAGATTCATAACGGAGGGATTAAAATATACGCGGTAGAGAAAGGACAAGGTTCTGTCAACGCCGGTATTGATAAAATGCAGGGAATGGAGATTTTCATCACTAGACGTTCTTATAATCTTCAAAGGGAGTTCAGGAATTATGTTTGGGCAAAAGATAAGGACGGAAACTATATCAATGAGCCTGAAGACCACGATAACCACGGTATAGACGCTGCACGTTATTATGTCTTGGGTGAACTTCTAGGCAGGATTATGAAACCGAAAGATGTATCAGGAATATTTGGACATTAATTTTTTAGTATATGAGAACCTTAGAAGAAATATTAGCTATACCTGAAGTAGAGAGGAAAATATACTATCTAAAAAAGGGCCGAAAGACGATGTTGCCAAACGCCCATGCTCTTTATAATGACTGGAATCCAAACAGGCATGAGATAGTGATTGACGAGGAAAAATATCCAAAAATCAAAATTATCACCAAGCCTGAAGAAAGGATTACCGATCCGACAACAGGTAAAGAATACGTTGAGCCGGCGGTTAAGAAAGAGGTTGAACCAAATAGAATAGCTCTTCCAATCGAGCAGGATATCGTAAACCTTCAAACAGCTTTCACAGTAGGAACAGAACCGACACTTGATTGTCAGCCGGATCAGTCGGAAGAAAGTCTCCTTTCTGCATTGAAACAGGTGTTCAAGAAGAACAAACTGAAGTATCAGAACAAGAAGATTGTCAGAGCGTGGTTGGCTGAGCAGGAAGTGGCCGAATATTGGTATGTGGTGAAAGATGATGGTTTTTGGACGAAGCTGAAACGCAAGGTTACAGATATCTTTGGAAAGTCCAAGCCTGAATACCGTTTAAAGAGTGCTATTTGGTCACCCTTCCGAGGCGACAAGCTTTATCCATTCTTCAACGATCAGGGTGATTTGGTGGCTCTCTCTCGTGAATACAAAAAGAAAGACCTAGACGATGTGGAGATTACCTGTTTTATGACTATCACCAAGGATATGGTTTATCAATGGGAACTGACAAATAACTGGACAGACAAAGGTTCGTTCGCCCATGGGTTCAAGAAGATGCCGGTAATCTATATGTGGAGACCGGAAGCTTATTGCGAAAAGATCAAGAGCCTTCGTGTGAGACTGGAGAAACTCCTTTCCAATTACGCAGACTGCATCGACTACCATTTCTTTCCGATACTTATGTTGTTCGGTGACGTGCAGAATTTCTCCGGTGAGTTCAAGAATAGGGTAGTGGAACTTACAGGCCAAGGTGCAAACGCCCAGTATCTGACATGGAGTCAGGTCCCTGATACAGTTAAATTCGAGGTGGAAACATTGCTCAGTCAAATCTATGGGCTGACAAATACACCTCGTATATCCTTCGATTCTTTGAAGGGTACAGGCAATGCTGTTTCCGGTGTAACTTTTGACTATGTGTTCATGTCAACTCACCTTAATGTGGAGAATCTGAACGAAACTGTCGGAGAGTTTATGCAACGGCGTGTAAACTTCCTGACTTCCGCTTTAGGTTCAGTTAATACAACTCTTGAAACAGCCGCCGAGACAATTGATATAGATGTTCAGATGCAGCCATACAAGCTGGAGGATATCAAAGACAAGATTGACACAGCCATCAAGGCTAAAGATGGTGAAATATGGTCACAGGAACGGGCTATCACTTTTGTAGGGAACGTGGATTCTGTTTTGGACGAGATTGAAGCAATCAAGGAAGAACAGGCTGAAAAACAAAATGATGACATTGAGAAGCAAAAGAAAATTAATGAAATAAACGGAAAGAATCGTTTGTAAAATAATAGTATTTGCATTAAAAATAGCGGTATCTTCGTGGTATCGCTATTTTTTTGTGCAAAAAGTTTTGCTATTAGTACTAAATTTAGTACTTTTGCATAAACGAAAATATAATGGGTTCAAAAGAGAAATTGATAGAAAGGTTTAAGAAGCTGCCAAAGGATTTCACCTTTGAAGAGACCCTTTCTTTACTTGGCTACTTCGGTTATACTAAGCACAATAAAGGGGCAACTTCCGGTTCCCGCATTCGTTTCAAGAACGAAGAAACAGGGCAGTACATAGATATACATCGTCCTCACCCTGGTAGTATAATGAAAGCGTGGATGATGAAAACGATTTACCAACATTTAAAGAATAACGGTTTAATATAAAGAATTATGGATTATTTGGAATACAAAGGTTACAAGGGTTCTGTAGAATACAGCAAAGAGGACAATTGCCTTTGCGGTAAGGTACAAGGAATGGGCAACAAAGCCTTGATTCTTTATGAAGGAACCACCATCGACGAACTCCGGAAGGATTTTGAAGAAGGAATTGATAGCTATCTCGAAGGTTGCAAAGCTGATGGGGTTGAGCCGATTAAACCATTTAGCGGTAAACTCAATCTTCGTATGCCATCCGATCTTCATGCACGTGTGGCAGCATTTGTCGCAAGTACAGGTATGACAATAAATGAGTTCATAAACAAAGCTATTGTTAATGAGCTAAATCATGATTGTGCCATGTAAAGAGTATGCCTATGGACAAACAGGATTTATTTATATGAATGTCCGCATGTTCCCCAATTAGCAAAGTTTAAACCGCCAAGATGTCCGA